GCCACCTGTTTCCGAAACCAGTTGGGTAGTCCCAAATATGTAACTTGCGTCTAAAACGTATAAATTACTTGTTACATGATTGCGAACTTCGTACCCCGTAAGCGGTTCAATCTGGAACTCCCACTGCTTGACGCTAGGCATGTCAAGCTGAATGTAATTAAATATTTGTTGTGACGTTGCGCCCCGAATCCCGTATGCGTTATTTAGGCGGGTAAATGCTCCAGAAGTTCCGGCAACTCGATAGCTAATGTAGAAAAAACTATACCGTTCAGTAGTTGTTGAGACAAGGTTTGAAGAATGTATGTCAGTGTATAAAACCGTGCCTTCGTTTAAAATATTTCCTTTGTAATCTAAGCACGCGCGGTTATCGCACTCGTCATAACCTTTGGAAGTGTCAAAATTAGTTAGCCCGTTAATGCGTGTGCCTAAGGTAGATCTGATGCCAAACTCAACTGTTTTACACGGCCTTGTTGTTGATACGCTTGCAATAGCACAACGCATAATATGGCCATCAGTTGTTGCGACATTACGAGGCTCAGGACCACTACCAGCAAGCGACTGGTTAAGCCATGTGTCGCCGTCTTTTTCTATTTGTGATTGACTATTTGTGCTGACGACTCCGGTACGGACTGTTTTGAATGTTGCCTCAACAGTTAGTGTCGCTCCGTCAACTTCAGACTTAAATGGTCCATTGGTTCTGTTAGTACAAACTGCCAATCCAGTACCAATTTTATACAACTCTCCTACAACAATAGAGTCGTCCCAGCCTTGCTGACGGCCCGCAACGACAGAGGCAATGTCCTTGCATTTCTCGACATATGCGTCTTTAATAGAAAACCAACTTACAAAAGTGAATGAGTTGCTAGTCGTCCCTGGACCCTGCCAACTCGCAGTACTACGATCAAATTTAAACTTTGGATACACCTGAGATGTTGTAACGTCAAGCTGTGAAAACGTAACAGATCCGCTGCTCATCGACGCACTAGTAAGAACAGTTGTCCCGTCAATGCTTGTTGTGCTTGTAGAAAGAGAAGGCCCTGAATAAGAAGGAGCTGTAAGCCCGATTTCTTGCTGGGTGTCGTCTTCTACAAGGATTTTGTGAAACTGAACTACTTTTATGTCATCTTCGGGATCGTCAGCGGTAAGATCATTTTTAAATCTAAGCTTAAACTTACTTGCCTTGAGTAATTCAAGCTCTGTGTCAACTGCGTTGTTATTACTAATGCTGTCCAGACCGCTGCTATTAAAAGAAATATTCACGGCAATATATGCCTTATTTGATCCTGCTACGTTTGTGGTGTCAATTATGGTAGTTCCCGGCCATGCAACAGTAACGCTATTGCCTACAACTACTGTAGTAATGCTTACACTCAGCCTGTTTAGAAGGCTTTGAGCTAAATCTTCAATGTTGCTGCTTTTGAAACGAGAAACAGCTTTTTTGTTGGAGCCCGATCCTGTGTCAAACTGCTTTACATAACCCGCTGGAGTTTCTGGAGTAATTAGCTCTTTTTCGATTACCCATGAACCTGTATTTGTAAGGTCTTCAATATCGCGGCTAAAGGTAGTGTCCTTGTCACTTGAAGAAAAAAGCTTATAAGTGGTTGTGCCACCGATAGCTCCCAGCCCTGAAGACGTGATCCCGCTGCGCGATCCATAAAATGCTTGAGCCTTTTTGCGGCTTGCGTATTTTGCCTCGTCTAATACGCATTTAACTTCAGTCTTTCCCTCGTCGCCTTCAGGTAGCAGCTGTGCCCGTACCTGCGGCTCAAACTTCGGGTTGGGACGCATCCCAAAATCATTGCCGCAAAAAGCGTACACACCAAATGTTGTTTGGTTAGCTGGCTTCTGAGTCGCGCAAAAATGCTGAGTTATATCATTTCTGACACGAACGCCAAACACTTCTGAACCGGCTAAGTTGCTGCTATTTCCTACGTCTTCGCTTGCATTTCGCCCGTAAACGTGATCTCCTGGTGCAATGCGCGTTGTAAGACCACTTGCATATCTTGCGTATACTGCCATCCTCGAACCAATCTGGTTGGCAGTTGTATTGCCAAAGTCATAGCTAGTTAAAGTATTGCCACCAGACGCAAAATTGCTGGGCTCAATAGCGGCTATTGGTCCCTCACCGACCAGAAAGATCGCCCGTAGCATCTGCGATCCACCCAGGCTATAAATTTGCGACCAGAGCAGTTGCGTATTAACTCGAACGCCGCCATAGACAATAGATGCAATCGTTTCTTTATTTGTATAAACAAGCGGAATAATTGATCCTAAGGTTGAAATCTCTTGCGTTGAATTGAAGCCGTATCTTGGTGCAAAGCGTTGGTTCTGTGTTGTTGTTTGGCCGCCGCTACTTGTCGCCCTTAATTCGGGCGGTCTGCCTGGTTCGTTTTGGTCAAATGATGGCTTTGGTCTTAGCAGCGTCGAAACAACAGTTAGGCCAACGCCAATTACTAAATTGACGATTGCAATAATTGTGGCTGTTTCAAGTACCCCTGCAATAACAGCAGGTTCAGGAGCTTCTGCGCTGCGCTTTCGCACCTCAGCCTTAAACCAGGAATACTCCTCATCAGTTAGCCCCAGCATCGAGGCAAGATACTTATCAGATGGAAGTAAGCTGCTCATTTCACAAATCGACGATACTGAGATTCTCGCATGGCTCGTGGTGGTAACCAGCACACGCCACGCTTGTGATGAACAACTAAAACGCCGTTCTCTACTACGATACCGACGCCAAGACCGCTTGCGCCATTTTCAAACATGCAGACTGCATGCTCTTCCATTTCTGGCAATACCTCCGTTGCTTCATTCCATAGCGCCTGCAATTCTTCCCATTTACCTGCAGTTGCTAATTCCATCCACTTGTAATCAAACGGTGGGTGATAAACACCAACTGAATCCAATATCGCCCAGACCATGATTACACAATCAGCACCCCGGCCATGCTTCGGGTGCTCCCCAAATGAATGAGGCAGGCCAACCCAGGGCTTCCAATCAATCATCAGCTAACGACCAACGAACCAGATGTTGGTAACGCCCCAACAAGTTTGGTGTTCAAGACACGCCTTGGAACGTCTGACGCAACAGCATCCAGCGGTGAAGTTAGTTTCAACAGCACCTTCTCTGTATCCATGTCGTAACTAGCGACACGCCATAGCTCAGATCGAATCAGTGCAACATCACTAAAGTTCGTCACATCGAGGCTGACAGTTTTTAGATCCAATAACCAACGGCTTTGAACGGCTTCTGCAAAAATGTTTACGCTAATTTCGTTAGTGGCAGCGCCTAGCACTGCTTCGGATCGGTCGCCGCCCTTACTGCCTGCACCAGTCGAAACAGCAAAGGGCAGAAAGCTATATGTGACTCCGCTGTAAGTTCTTGTTAAATTGACTGAAAAATTTTGATAGGCGTAAACGGTTGGTGTGGACGAGTCCTGCATAAACCGTGCATAGTTGACGAAGGCAAATGTGCCCATTAGCTAAGTCCTACTTTTTTCCTTGTTTTAACACTACCTTGTAAAGCCGAGAGTGTCAGCGATCTGCCGCGTTCAGCCGCCTGAGCCATGCCCTGACGATGCTGTTCTGCTGTGACGTACTCGACGTTATTTATGACCGTCGATTCATATCGAATGTCCAGCGGTTGCATGGCTTTGGCTTGCTGGTTGTTCAGCTGTTCGCGGGTGCTAGCAAAGGCTCGTTGGCGGTCCAGCTGTTCGCGGGTGCTGGTAGCGGCTTGCTGGTTGTTCAGCTGCTGACGGGTTTCGCTATTAGATAGCACCCTGCCGCTGGTGGATGGAATCATCAACTCTAGGCCACGTTCGCCCACGATGTAGGGCTTGTTTGCGGTAACTGGGCCGCCTGTGGCGCGTTGAGCGATGCCGAAGTTTGGCCCTAAAGTTCCGATCCCGCCAACTTCACCACCACCTGCTCCTAGCGATGTGCTCTCAAGGTTGAATCCACCACCACCAGGCAAAAGACCCGTGACAGCATTCAAGATTGAAATCGTAATCATCTTCGCAATAATCTGCCCCGCCATATCCAAGAAATAACTGCCAACACTCTTGAAGAAATCAGCCAATGCTTCTTTTGCGCTTTTGGATCCACTGATTGCATCCGTAAACGACTGAGAGAATGCACTGCCAATAGCGTTTGCTGCGCCAGTAATTTGATTGATTGGATTTACTAGATCTTCCAGTTCTTTTTTCAAACTGCGAATGTTTTGGCTCAACCCTTCCGTCAACGTTGGATCTATCGTTTGGCGGAACAAGTCGGTTTGCTGTTCAGCGTTTGGATCCCCTGCGTCTTTTCTTGATTGTCTGAATCTTTCAATTCTCTGCTCGTTTGACACCAAGCCAAGCTGATCGCGTAAGTTAAACAGCTCGTCTTCGGACGCTTTTGCAATGGCTTCTTTCTCAAACCTGTATCGCTGTGCTTCTTTCGTAAGCTCTGCAGCATATTCAATTGAAAGGCGAGCGTCGTCGTTTTGTTTAGTTGCAATGGCTTCTGCTACCAATGCGCCCTGTTCTTTTTGCCCCTCGGCAGCCTTAAGGGCTTCGAGATATTTCAGTTCAACCTGTGCAGCTTGTTCGGCAAAGTCAATAGAAATTCTTTGGTTGTTTAACTGATTTACCCTTGACCTGTTGTTTTTGTTTTGAGCTTCGCCAATATCTATCTCGTTATCCAGCCTCGCTTTTGTAGCGGCAATGAGTTTGCCTTCATTTATGATTGAATCAAGCAAAGACTTGCGCACTTTTTCTGCCTTGCCGCCGCCGCCGCCGCTCTTGCTGTTTGTTTCTTCTAAAAGATCGCCGCCTGGGAAAACTGTTTGAGCTTCTTTTTTTGGCTCTTCTGGGACAGGCAAAGCCAAAGTTGATTCGACTGATTTTAAGCGCAAATCTAAACGCTTCGCCCTGGAGCCTGCCTCTTGCTGGGTGTAAAGCCCAAGGCCGAGCCTGCCAGCAAAAGGCCCAAGCAATCCTGTAGCAGCCTGACCCAGCCTGCCCTTAGCTCCAAAGATGGACTGCCTTTCCGCTTGCTCTTTTTCTATAGCTTTTTTTGACTGCCTCGCTGTTTTCTGAGCGTTGATTACAGTCTCGCGATCTGCACCAGCAAAAACAGCACTAGCCCCGCCCATCCCGGCCTCGGCTCTTAATCTTTTTATTTCCGCAAAAGCGGATTTTGCTTGGTTGAAGCCTGTAATCGCAATATCGATTCCAACTGATACAATTCCTATCAATGCCAACGAGCCCAGTACGGCTTTCACTTTCAGCAGCTCTTTAGCCGCAAATCTAGACTTGACAGCCGTTGCGCCCATTTGATTTTGGAGCATTAGAAGCATTAGCCGACTCGGCCCCTTTAATGCGATAAGACCCTTAATCGCAAGATTTGCCGCTAATAATTTTGTAACAAGATCTGCGATGGTTTTTATTGCCCCTCTGTTCTTGACAATAAAGCTCATCCCCTCTCCAACGGCCTTGGCTGTCTTAACCAAATCCGGGCCAATATCGCTAATAAATTCAGCAAACGCTTGCTGGAACTCAGCGCCAATTGGCTGAAGCGCATCGCCAATATCTTTTCTAAGCTGGTCAGTAACAACTTTTAGCCTTGCGCCAGCGGCTTGAGGCGAATCAGCGATCTTCTCTGCAAGATCTCCAAAATCATCACCTAACAGCTTTACGAACTTCTGAAGGTCATTGAGGCCAACCTCTCCTTTCTTTAAAGAATCCGCGAGCTGTGGCCCTGTCTTCCCAGCAGCTTCGGCAAATAAATTGAAAGTACCAGGCAGTCTCTCTGCGATTTGATTGATCTCTTCGGCAGATACTTTGCCCTTCGAGAAAATTTGGACAAGCGCCGTTACGGCCCCTTCAACCTGCTCTGCGCCGCCACCCGTCGCAATAATTGCAGAGTTGATATTTTTAAATGCAATACTTGCATCGTTGACATTACCTCCAGCACCTTTCACTGCTGCTGTAAGTCGAGTGATGCCTCTGATAGCAACTTCTTGTGGAATATTTAATTCTTTTGTGACATCAGCAGCGGCTTGCAGTGCTCGGTTGTAATTACTTGCGTCACCTGCAATACCATTCAACGCAATTTTGAGTTTCTCGATGCTCGCCGCATACTCAGCAAATCCACCAAGCTGCTGTCTGAGCTGACCTACCTGAGCGCCAAGTGCAGCACCAGCAAAAGAACCGCCAACACCACCAAGCGCACCACCAATTGCGCCACCCAGGAACCCTTCAGGCCCACCGAAAATGCCACCGGAGATCGTTGCACCAGCGACTTGGGCTGCCTTGCCGGGTGAGAACTTACGGCGGCTCATCCTTCGGCTGGCTTTCTCGGACTGCCTGTCAAGTATTTCAATTTGCTGGGTTAAACGCTTAAATGCAGCCGTGGTTGCAGGCAGCTCGTTGCGCTTTCTTTCTAAAGCAGTTCTAAGGTTATTTATGCCAGAAATGCTTCCATTGTTTGCGGCTTTAGCCTTTCTTATCTCTGCGTTATATGGCTTATAAGCAGCAGCAGCTTCTCTTAGCGCATTTGCCTGCTTCTTTATTGGCTCGCTCATCCCTACAGCGGGAGATGTCACGTCTACAGCTGGAGCGCCCCTAATCACTTCCCTACTAATGCCTACCCTTCTAGTCGTGCCAGGCCCGGTTGATGTTGTCCCGCCAGCAGCAGGCAACAGCAGCGGCGTCGAAGCCACGCCTGCCCTAACGGCTGCACCAAGCTCAGCCCTAGCAGCCTCTTGTTGCCTGACAATACCCCGACGAAGATAGTTGCTACCGACAGAAGTGTTCGCATAAACGCCCTGGGCAGCAGAAGCCTGCCTCGCCATGTCAGTCACATTGCGGTAACTGCCAGCGATCTCGTCCAATTCTTTTTGTAAATTATTAACCTGCCTTGCGTTTTCTGCATACTTAGACGAACCTTCAGCGGTCTCTGTATTCAGCTCATTCATTTCAGCCTGAAGCTGGCCAATAGCTTCACGCAGATTCTTTTGATTTCTAACGGTATTGCCGCTAGCTAAATCTTTTACCAGCGCAGCGCCTAACCCCTGAGCCGTTGCTGTTGCCTCTCGCTGTACCTGTGCAATACGCAACGCAACAGCAACATATTTATCACTGGAAATTGCTGTATTTGCTAGCTGTTGCTCTAGCTCTCTCAATTTTTGGCTGTATCCCGCCGTCGTTTCAGGAAGGCTCCCAAGACGTTTGTCAATATTACTTAAAGCGTTCAGTAGTTCAGGATCAGCAAAGGCTGCAGCCATAACTCGCGAACTTTCTCTCGCGGAACGAGCAGCTTGTTGGAAAGAAGCCCCCACGCCCTTCTTCAGCGTTTGCTCTATTTTTGCCTGATAGTCAGCAACAATTCTTTCACCTTCGCCAAGAGCAGATTTGAGATCTGCTGGGGTAAGAATATCCTTTACCTTCAGCCCTAAAGCGGCTCCAGCAACTGCATCTTCAAATGTCGATCTACCCTTACTTTCGGCTCCTTTGTCAAAAAGGCTTGAAGCGCCAAACTTCGCCTTTGAAGCCTCTGCTAGTTGCTGTTCTGCCCTCAGTTGATCAACGAGCAGCTTCGAGTCGCGTATTCTTTGCCCTAAAGCAACAGAGCCGCCCCCTAACCCTTGGGAAGAACGCTTCCTAGCTTGGGCCAAACTCTCAGTCTGCGCTTCAGCTTTTTTTAATTTCTGCGTAAGCTCTGCAATATCTTTCCCAAAAGACACAAATGCCTCTGAATCGAGCCTTGTCTCTTTGCGTAGCTGTTCCAGTCCTTTTATGGCTTTACTGATCTGCTCGACTGATGCGCCAGAAGATTTGCCAAGCAGAGAGAAAGACTGCGCTTGCAGCTGTGTCGCTACGGTGGCACCTTTAAGGCTTGCTTTCAGATTCTGTATATCGGTGCCAAGCTCGCGATAAGCCTTGCCGCCCATAGCGGCCTGTTCGCGCAAGCCCTCAAACGCTTTGATCTGACCTTTTATTGTTGCTTCGCTATTGCCAACCTCTTTGGCAAACTTAACAATATCTCGGGTTGCCTGAATAATATCTCGATCAGACAATTTTGTCTGCTTCGATAAATCTCGGAATGATCTATTTAATGCTGCAAGTTTTTCGCCGCCCTTAATGCCGAGTTCAATGGCTATCGGTTGAACAGTCTTACTTGGCATCTTTCTTGTTCAGCTCAGAGAGTGCAGCAG